ATACATTTACATTAGTTATAAGAGTATTCCATGCAGCTACACTACAATCCTTCATTGTTACTTGATCACCAACAATAAAACCATGATCTGATACACTACCCGCAGCTGATAAAACAGCCGGATCAGCAAGTGTTGCTGAAGCGATATAAATTGATTTAGGACGTTCTTCTGGAATTATAAAAATAGAAGTTCCGGCCTTTAAATAATGTCCAGTTGTAGCAGTAACCGCCGTTCCTTCATTAGTAATTCTAACAAAACAATCGTTTCCACCATATTCACTAACTCTATAACCTCCGCCAGGAGATAATGTTGTAAGTGAAAGGCCGTGTGCAGCGTCATCTGCCAGCGTTGAGGCGGTGATTCCTCCACAATGTCTAATTAATTTAAAGGCCATTATTCATTACTCCTAAATTGATAACATTTCTTTTTCAAAATAATCCATAAGTTCTTTTTCAGAAACTTTAAACTTTTTTGATACTTCTCGTATAGTTTTCTCAAAAGTATTTAGGAAATCTGAGGGTTTAGAATCCATAATTCCAAATATTTCATCAACAGCATTCTTCATTTTCGGAGAAAGTTTTTTATACTGCCGTGATTTTTTATGTTCATCTCTTTCTAATACAGTTGAACTATAAATTTTATCAAAACTTTTAGTCATTTACTTCTGGTTCTTCATCTTTTAATTTAGCAGAAACAAAACCCTTTGATACATCTTTTCTTTTAAGTTCAAGAGCATCACCAACTTTTGTAGAAATCGTATTTTTAAACACATTTTCTGCTTCCAAATTATTTCCTGTTGCAAGCGCGTCCACAAATTCTCTACTCATTATTTATTTCCTTTCTTCTTAACATGAAAATCTTTTTCATCTTCTACTGGCTCTTCTTCTTCTTCACCTTCTTCACCTTCTGGCGGAATACCCATTGCCATTTTTGCTCTATCCCCAACATCCATTTCTGGATCAACTGCCATGCCGCCGTCATCAGTTGGATATCTTGAAACTCCATCACCACCGTCACTTGGAACACCGCCGTCCATCGGATCAAGGTCAGCTTCTTTTCTGATTTGGTTTCTCATTTCGTCAACGTCTGCATCATTCATACGGAGAACATTTTTCAAAACCCACTCTTTACTAAAAAATGTTCCAATATAAGATTCAACAGTTTGTAACGAATTTAATCTGCCCTCAAGAAGCTCTGCATCCTTCATTTCTGCAAAATGTCCATCTTGTAGAAAATCATATTGAACATGTTCTTGTATCTTCGGCCAATCCTCTGCTGCAATAACACCCTTCAATAAAAGTTGTGTTCTAAGAATGTCTGTAAACATGGGAACAAATTTCTTACGAACCCGTTGAACAAACTTTGTAAACTTCAATTCATCTCTTGTTATTTCTGTTGTTCTACCAAGACTAAATCCAGCATCAGATTCCATACGAGAAATCGGCACATTAAGAGAACGATACAATTTCTTTTGAAAATATTGAATATCATCAATTTCACCAAGATTAGAACCGCCAGGTAATGTTGTAATCTCTGTTCCTCTACCGCCTTCTCGTCGCGGGAGCCAGAAATCTTCCAACATACTCATATGATTTCTATCATCACGAATCTCACCCGTAGTAGCATCATACACAAGCTTGTTGCGATAACGATTCATTACATCCTTGAGATATTGTTCTGCTTTAATCTTGGGTAGATTACCAACATCAATATAGAAAATTCTACGTTCTGGTGCGCGAGAGATACGATAGATAACAAGCGCGTCTTCAATCATACGCAACTGATTTACAGGCTTAATAGCTTTGTGTAGATAGGAAATAACTCTACCACTATTACCGTCGATCAAACCAGAAGGGGCGTAAGTAATAGAATCTGATGCAATTTTTACACCTTGGCCCGTGCCAGACAATCCAGCAGAAGATAATCCTTTTTCGTTGTATATAAAATATTCATCGATCTTTTCAACCATTTCAACACCAGTTTTAGGATCAATATTTTTTTTAACTTCTCTAACTTTTTTAATTTTAGTTGAATCAATATATCTTAATTCAACAATTCCTTTTCTTGGATTTTTTGTATCAATAATTTTATGATAAAAAATTCTTCCATCGACATACCAGCGCCTAAAAATATCGTGGCCTTTTTGATCAAAATTTAGAAGACGTAAAACTTCTTCAAATTCTGATCTAATTTTTCTTTTAATTTTTTCTGGAAAGGGTAATCGCTCTAAAGTAACTTGTACTGCTTGGTCGTTTTGATTTGAAACAATACCTTCATTTACGATATCTTCAATTGCTGTATCACACTCTGCTTGTTGAGCAATATCACGATACCGCCGGATTAAATCTAAATCAGTTCGTTCTCTACCATCTGTATCAAGGATTTGACCAAAAAAACCACCGCCAGCAACGTCGATAGTGCCGTCATCAGGAGTTGGGGTGGAGAATGTTTTTTCTCCACCCTTATCCTTATTTGATCGTTGTACAGTAAATCCAAAGAGTTCAGCCATAATATCTCCTACTAGTTATGACTATTTAGTAGGTTTAAATTATTAAATTATTAAACACCTGAAGCTTCAAAATGTTGATATCTCCAAGTTACTTCAAACTCTTCAATTGCATCTGCTGGCTCCATACTTAACTCAATTGCACTAACTTCCTTTGGCCAAGCGCCTCTAAAAGTATAACTCTTTAAAATTACATCATCTCTATCTAACTGTTCTACCATTAAATCAGTTTGATAAGAAGTAGGGTCCACTATTCCAGTGTTATCTGCAAGATCGTTTATGCCGTTAGACCATCTCTCCATCGCATTACGAATCATAAAATCTGTATCGTTGATAAAGGTTGTTGACCAAGTTTCATCAAAGGTTCTATCACCCGCGATAAAAATTTGTCTTCCACGAAAGGGAACTGGAATCTCTCCTAAACTCATAGCAGGGAGAGATGAACTTTTTACCAAGAAAGATGTCTTACGAGAGAGCAACCCAGTTGCAATACCAGTAGGTGGATTAATTGTTACTCTAAATTGGTTAGCTCGTGCGCCGCCGCCAAGTAGATTTGCTTTAAAATCATCTATATTAGCCATGATTAACCTCCTACCTCGCTAAACGATACGCCAGTTCGTACCGCAATAAAGTTTAGTGTAATAAAGTTAATTGAACGTGCTGGTTTAACGTAAATATCACCAATAAACTCGTTACGGTCAATAACTTCAGCTGTGTTATTTGAGTCATCACACACAACCTTAAAATCGTAAATGCCGCGCCTTCCTTGTACATCTCGCAAGAAAGGTTCAACCATACTTCTAAATTGTGCCCGTGTAAACTCATCATTAAACTCAAAGAGTTGATACTTAGCAGCAGTTGCGATTGCTTTCTCAAGAACTAAGAACAACCTACGCACGTTAATACGATCAAATGCACTTGGTTTCGCAAGAGCAGTTTTATCACCAAAGAGTGTTACGCCTTGGCCAGGGAAGTTGACTACAGGGTTAATCCTTGCCATATAAAGAATGTCTCTGGCTGCCTTATCTGGATTGAAGGACAATTTAATCGCACCACGAACAATACCTCTGGTATAACCAGCTGGAGAATACCAAGGATCAGCAACACCATCTGTATATGCACAAAGACCAGCAGTATCACCGCATAATGGAACATGCCGATATACGTCATTGTATTTGTCATACATGTATTTGTATGCACTGTCGTAAACCATGTAAGACGAAGAAGGGCAAAGATCAAATGCAACTTTTACATTGTTGACTGCCCTGGCCGCTGTTGCTGAAGAGGTTGCAACACCAACTGTCGCAGAACGATATGGAGAAACAAATCCCACACAATCCTTACGAGTTTCAACAAGGTCTGTAATCATTGTTACATGAGTGTCTTGAGTGGTTTTTGTATCACCAGCTCCACCACCTTTACCGCCAATTATTAGATTAACGTCATGTAACTCTGTATCGGCAAACTTGTCATATGCAAGTGACAGTTCACCAGCAGTTACGGCAAGATCGTCCGTGCCACCTGAAAGTGAATCAATTGTTATTGGTATAACTGAAGTATAAGCAGTAGTTGTATCTGTACCCCAGTTTGAACCACCAGAAATATGATCCGTCCAGTAAATGTAGTTTGATTTTCTGAAAATCACATCTGGATAGTAATTGCTACTACCCTGAGCATCTTTAGCAACTGAACTTTTTGACACATGTGAATATGTTTCTAGAACACTAGAACTTCTCTGTCCAGCAACATCAGCATCGTATCCAGTGAGTTTACCCGTTGTATCATAAACAACAATATGCATTTCATCATTGGAACCACTGCGCGCCGTGACATCGGCTGAAGTTCCAGGCGCACCTAAAAACAGGTCGTAATATTTCCATCTCCGCTTTATATACGAATTATCTGCAATATCATTTTGCAAACCACCACTATTTGGGTCATCTTTTAGGCGAATTGTTAATACATTAGTTGATGTATTGATAGCTGTTACTTCATACTCATTAAATTCATCAACTGCCACCAAGCACGAAGTATCTGAATAGAAAGAAATCATATCTCC